CTCCTTTTTTACCCAGTGGATTTTCTCCAATATCTCGTCTGAACATTACAGGCCATAAACATCATACTGATGTATCTATTCTATTGAGGCCTTTAGTGATACAGCGTAATGATATCTCTGCTGTTGATAAAAATATTTATAATCAATTATATGATTCAAGAAAAGAATCTACTTTAGACTACATTCATATGTTAGACATTATGTTAAGATGTCGTATGGAAGATTGTGTGAGTGTAGAAAAGGTGGTACGCAGAGCTAGTTGTCATTTGGATGATTCTGTGGAAGCTTTTGATTTGTTAAAAACAACGAGTATGCCAGGAGATGAAACTTTGAAAGCAGCTGCTGTAAAGGTTAGAGGAGCTGAGAATAGATTGTTCGATCTTATAGAAAGACGGCAGGGTCTTTGGAATAGTATGAAGGGTGATGTTGTAAGTATAGCTAGTAATATTATAGAGAAGGAAAAACTGGCGGTAAGAATAGAGATCATGGAGAGTCTACAAGAGACATTTGGACATATGCTCCAAGCCTTATCTGGCTATATTGTTAAGGAAGCTTTCTTGAATGATATTAAGAAGGGTAGGGAAGTATATAATAGTATTCTAAGTATTATGAATATGATTGTAGCTCCTGCATTGAAACCTTTAGATGCATCCAAGGCTGTGAATGTAAAACAAAAGAGACTGAAAGAGTAATATTATGGCAATAAGAATACGTAAGATAGGTGATAGAACAATAGCTATATGTGCGGCAAGGTCTATACCAAAAGAGGGTGACATATACATTGATGATGCGATGCACCATGCTTTAACCAATAAATTTGCTAGAGATTTTGCTGAGGAAGGCTTTATGTTGAATCTTTTTGATGAAGACGAACTTCCGTTTGTTGAGTCAGAAGAAAGTAATAATAAAAATAGAGAATGGTGGGATAAACAGTATGGTCAGGTAAATTAGTATGGATTTTGATTTCTTACAAGCTGGTCAGCAATATTTTGAAGAGGCTGTAGAAGAAGTTCAGCCTATGGAGAAGGTGGATGCTCTGGAGTTCATATCTAGTACAGAGTTTATGGGGGAAACTCCGACTGTTTTTCAATCTTGTGCTATTAAGACTTATTATGGATTGTGGTTGTTATATCCCCCAACATTAGAAGAGACAGCTTTGTTAAATTTATTGTGGGATAAGTGGCATATAGCTATTAATATAAATACAGATGCCAGGCCTAAAAGATTTATTCTTGCCCTAGGCCGCCGCGGTACCAAATGTCTTACAGGAGATTCTACTATATATGATGTAGATACAGGATCATTACTTAG